TGTTTTTGGCCCGTGATGTGGCCCACAGCGTCCATTTGAACACCCGCAGCTATTCCAAGCACGTTGCGCTTAATATCTTTTATGAGCGCATTATTGGCGCTGCGGACGATTTTGCTGAAGCCTACCAAGGCCGTTATGGCTTGATGGGGCCAATCACGCTGCATTCGGCCACTAAAACGGCCAATATCATTGACTTCTTGCAAAACCAGTTGGATGAGATTGAAAAGTGCCGTTATGACGTAGTGGACAAGACCGATATGTCGTTGCAGCAACTTATCGACAATATCATCGAGATTTACTTGCGTACTCTGTACAAACTGCGCTTCTTAGCATGACGCTATCCATTAATCACAGCACAGCAGCGGACGGTAGCTTTAGCGCTACAGGCGCTGTGGCGTGGGACGCCAATCATTCGTTTTCTGGCCTTTTAGATGTTGCTAACGGCGGCACAGGCACAGCCACTCCGGCCCTTGTGGCGGGCACCAATGTAACCATTACTGGCACTTGGCCCAATCAGACGGTCAACTCTACAAGCAGCGGCACAGTAACTTCGGTGGCCGCCAGCGTCCCAACGTTTTTGTCTATCGCCGGTTCACCTATAACTACTTCAGGCACTTTAGCAATTACATATTCCGGCACGGCGCTTCCAATTGCCAATGGCGGCACAGGTACAGCAACTCCGGCTCTTGTAGCAGGCACAAATATTACAATTTCTGGAACCTGGCCCAATCAAACAATTAACGCGTCTGGCGGTGGCGGGTCAGGCACAGTCACTTCGATTGTTGCTGGAACAGGATTGACCGGCGGGACAATTACTACCACCGGCACCATTGCGTTAGACACTACGGCGGTCACTGCTGGAAGCTACACAAGCACAAACCTTACGGTTGATGTTTATGGGCGTATTACAGCAGCGTCAAATGGCAGCGGCGGTGGCGGCATTACAACTGGCAAAAGTATTGCTATGGCAATGATCTTTGGATATTAATTATGGCAAACCCAAATATTGTTAACGTAACTTCCATTTACGGCAATACAACCTATTACACGCCAAGCGGAACAAGTGCGGTAGTGCTATTGCCTAACGCAGCATCATCTGGCGTAGTTAACAAGATTGGAAACTTGGTGGTTGCAAATGTAACTGCATCGGCTGCAAACGCTACAGTTTCTATTTATACCAACGGCGCTGTGGCCCAAGGTTCTGCGCCTGCTGGTGGAACAGCGTATTCAATTGCTTATCAGGTATCTGTGCCTGCAAATGCAACTCTTGTAGTAGTTGATAAAAGCACCTCGTTTTATCTCCAAGAGGGTACTTCAATTTCAATTACTTCTGGTACGGCAAGCGCGCTTACTTTTACAACATCTTATGAGGCTATCAGCTAATGTCCACGAGGTACAAAGGCTCAGTAATGTCGGCTACACCGCCGACCACTAGCACGACTGCGGCCAGTGGGATTTGGCGTTCCAATGAAGTAATGCAAGCAATTAACTCTACTACTTGGCCTAAACCTGGTGTTTTAGTAGATTATTTGGTAGTCGCAGCAGGCGGTGGTGGTGGCGGGGCGGGAACTAATTCTGGTGGCAGTGGCGGCGGCGGTGCGGGTGGTTTTTTAACATCAACAAATTTAGCTTTTTTAGCCTCAACCACTTACACAATTACCGTAGGCGCATTGGGAGCAGGAGGAACAACCGCAGGCACGCAAGGTACTAATGGTGGTAACTCTAGCATTAGCGGAACAGGAATAACAACGATCACTGCAACTGGCGGTGGTGGCGGTGGTGGTGCAACATCGTCTGCGGGTTCTGTTGGACTTGCCGGTGGGTCAGGTGGTGGTGGTGGGTGGGGTACTAAAGCAGGTGGTACAGGAACATCCGGTCAAGGAAATACTGGTGGTACAAGTGGCCCGGCAACAACTCCTTTTGCTTATGGTGGCGGAGGTGGCGGAGGTGCTAGTGCTGTAGGTTCAAACGGAACTGCGTCTGTTGGCGGCAATGGTGGTGGTGGAACTTCTAGTACATATAGCGGCGCAACAGTAACTTATGCTGGCGGCGGCGGTGGCGGTGCTTATGGTGGCAACACGGCAGGAACTGCAACCGGCGGGGGTGGTGCTGGTGGTAATACAGCAGTAGGTTACAACGGTATTGCTGGCACTGTAAATACTGGCGGCGGTGGTGGTGGCGCTGGAGTTGCAGGCGCAGCAATTTCCGCAACTGGTGGAAATAGCGGTTCTGGAATTGTATGCATTCGTTGTTTGCTTGCTGTTGCCGCTTCAGCAACCACAGGCTCGCCCACAATAACCACAGACGCGACTTACCGTTACTATAAATTTACCGGCACGGGTTCTATCACGTTCTAATCATGGCACACTTTGCAAAACTTGATGAAAACAACGTAGTCACTACGGTTGTTGTTGTTAATAATTCTGAACTGTTGGTTGATGGCATAGAGTCAGAGGCCAAGGGGGTGGAGTTTTTGGTTGGCCTGTTTGGTGATTCCAATTGGAAGCAGACATCCTATAACGCCACAATCCGCAAAAATTCTGCTGGGATTGGTTACACCTACGACCCCGACAGGGATGCGTTTATCCCACCGAAGCCAGGTGATAGCTATGTGTTAGACGAACAAACTTGCCAATGGGTAGAGTAAAATTCCATGAACCAGTTTTATGGCGGCAGTTTTTTTAGTGGTGGGTTTTTTGCGGAATTTACTGCTTTTTTTAACGGTGCCTTTTTTAGCGGCGGGTTTTTTGAGGCAGCGCCCGTTTACGTTACGCAACTTTTTGTCGAGTTAAGATCATTTACTGAAAGAAGGAGATTCTAATGGCGCTCAATCTTAAAGCTATTACTTCTGTCCTGGGCTACCAGCAGATCACCAGCTTGTCCGCTGCTACGGCTTTGACCGTACCCCAGAAAAACGTGGGTGGCCTTGCGGGTTCACCTCGAATTGCCATTATTACGCCGGAAACTCAAGCTGTTCGCTGGCGAGATGACGGCGTGGCCCCGACATCTTCGGTAGGGATGCCCCTTGCAGCCGGTGTGACTTTGCAATACGATGGTGATTTGACTCAAATTAAATTTATTGAGCAAGCGGCCAGTGCAAAGTTAAACATTACTTACTACTCATAAGGAGCGGCTATGGACTTTCATGGCGAAGGTGGTTCTATGAGCCCCGCAAATTTGATTGAATACATCCAAAAGCAGCTTCCTACTGACTTGACCACCTTGGTCAATTTGCAAGCTGAATTGGCCCAACGCCAAGGCGCAATGTCTGCGGTGCAAGATGCTACCGCCGACCGAGCCAAAGCGGCTGAAGAATTGGCTACCGCGCAAGATCAAGCTGCGGCTATGCTTGCATCTGCCAAGGATAAAGAATCTGCTGCCAAAGCCAAAATTGCCGATCTTAAAACCCGTGAAGACGCATTGGCTACCAGCGTAAGCGCATTTGAAGCGGCCAGCGCAGCGCGTGAAGCGGCGTTGGTAGCTAGGGAAAAAACATCCGACACTCGTGAGATGCACCAAAAACAAACACAAGATAATCTTGATGTTTTGGGTGCGTCTTTAGCAACCCAAGAATCTGCATTGCAAGCCCGTGTTAAGGCTTTCCAAGATAAGGTTGCATCAATTAGCGCGTAAGCGTTAGTTAAAAACGTACTGGTGCGTTCACCAGGGATTCTATGGAATCGAAAAAATGTCAGAAGAAAACCTAGCGGAAGTTGAAACCGCGCCGGAAGAGGTGGCAACGGCTGCACCTCAGACCGAAGTTATAGCGCCGGAAGCAGAAGCACCCAAGACATTCTCGCAAGAGGAACTTGATGCAGCTATTGGAAAACGCCTCGCAAGAGAGCAACGAAAGTGGGAACGGGAACAAGCACAGAGGGTTGCGGAAACGCAGACCTTGAGGGCTCCGGCAGCACAGTCTGTCGATCAGTTTGAAACGCCAGAGGCTTACGCCGATGCGTTGGCCTATCAAAAGGCCGAACAATTGATCGCGCAGCGCGAAGCGGCCAAGCAGCACTCGCAAGTTCTTGAGAGTTATCACGATCTGGAAGAGGAAGCCCGCGCTAAGTATGATGACTTTGAACAAGTCGCATACAACCCCAAGCTGCCAATTACTGATGTGATGGCCGATACGATTCGGTCTTCGGATGTTGGGCCTGAGTTAGCTTACTACCTCGGAACTAACCCCAAAGACGCAGATCGCATATCTCGCCTAGCGCCACTTGTACAGGCAAAGGAAATTGGAAAGATTGAGGCCAAATTGGCTTCTGATCCACCAATGAAACGTACGACATCCGCGCCAGCGCCGATTTCGCCTGTCACTGCCCGATCCACTGGATCACCGGCCTATGACACTACTGATCCTCGGTCTACCAAGACCATGACGGATTCGCAGTGGATTGAAGCCGAAAGGGCACGACAGCGTAAGAAGTGGGAAGCGCAAATCCGCTAACTTTTTTAAGGACTTTTTTCATGGCTAATAGTATCCTAACCATTGACATGATCACCCGAAAGGCTCTCGAAATTCTCGAGAACAACTTGGTGATCACCCGTAACGTAAACCGCCAGTATGACGACTCTTTCGCTGTTGAAGGCGCAAAGATCGGCTCTACACTGCGTATCCGTTTA